GGTAAGAAAATGGGAGACAGGGAGAACGCATGCATGGAACGTATGGAAGAGGTGGACAGAGGTGACAGGGATGAAGGCCCGGTGGAATATTTAAATGAACTGTGTGCACAATTGCATCTGCCAGTAGAAGAGATATTAATTAATTGTTGCTTTTGCAATTGCCAGCTAAGCGAAAGATCAAAGTGGGAGCAGATATACAAGGACTTTAAGCTTGTATGGAGAGAAGGATGGCCACACGGCATATGCCACAAATGCCAGGAAATACACGCCGTGAAGGCTAGCTGGAGGGGATACGAGCAGTCCGCCTACGCGTGCTACGTGGAAGAAGAAACCGGGACACCATTAGGAGATATTTATATGCGGTGTCTGTACTGCTGGATCCCACTGACCGGTGCAGAAAAGATACATATGGTGGAAGATCGCAGGCACTTTATTAAAATCAACGGGTATTGGAAAGGCCTCTGTCATAGGTGCCTGTGGAACCCCCCACGCTTGGCAGCTCAACTAGGGGGCATAAACGTAGTGCTACCACATCAGGAGAACGAAGGGGACAGCGAGGCTGATACAGAGTCCATAGGAACGGAGGACCTGTCCATCAGCGCTGGAGAGGATCTTGAAACAGAACTGTGACAGGCATCCTAGGTGTGAGTACAGCTCGCAAACGCGGCAGTAATGGCCTCACAAGATAGCACAGACCCACTGGAGGGCGGTAGCGGGGGCTTTATTTTAATGGAGGCAGAAGTAAGCGGGCAGGAATCCAGCGATGAGTGTGAAAGCAATATATGTACCCAGGAGGAATATATGGACTTTATAGATAATGCAAGTATAGCGTCAGATGATGGGGGGAGACACCTAAACGCATTGTTGGCAGAGGACGATGCAAGGGCGGTACAGGCAGTTATGAGTAAAATAGGACATAGCAGAGAACCGAAAGTACACAGGATGTATAGTTCCGGGGGTAAGGAAAACAAACCGCCAACAGGCAGCAGCCACAGAAAGAGGACAGCAAGAGACAGGAGCCCAGACAGTGGACATGGGGTGGAAGAAAGCAGTAATGGAACGCTGGGAACGACAAGCCAGGTTAGCAAAAGCTGGGGAGGGACAGGGGGGTTGTTACACAATGGTATAGAAACAATAGAGGAAACAAGTAATGCAGTAGAATGTATAGACGACCTCATAAGGTCGGGAAAGGCAAGAGCCGCCATGTTAGGCATATTTAAAGACAGCTTTGGAGTGAGGTTCACAGATATAACAAGACATTTCAAGAGTGATAAAACTGTGTGTAGAGACTGGGTGTTCCTAGCCGTGGGAGTGGCGTGTTCAGTATCAGATGCGGTTCCAGAGCTGGTTAGACCGCATACAGTTTATAGCCATACTACAGTAATTACATGCAAGCTAGGCAATATGGCGCTTGGGTTAGTAAGGTGGAAAACAGCCAAATGCAGAGACACATGTTGTAAATTGTTAAGTACAATATTAACAGTAGAGAATAAACAATTGCTGCTAGAGCCTCCACAAACACAAAATGCTGGGGCAGCACTGTTCTGGTATAAAAAAAGTATATCAAGAGGCAGTACAGTTACAGGGGAAACGTTAGAGTGGATAGCAAGGCAGGTCAGCCTAAGTAGCCATTTTGGGGACGCACAGCCATTTTGTTTATCACGCATGGTGCAATGGGCATATGATTGTGGATATACAAATGAGTCAACAATAGCATATGAATATGCAAAGCTAGCAGATGATGATAGTAATGCAGAGGCATTTCTAAAATGCAATAATCAAGCTAGGTATGTAAGGGACTGCTGCAAAATGGTCACATTATATGCACGGGCAGAAATGGCAAAAATGTCAATGAATGAGTGGATAGGGAGGCGAATAACAGAAGTGGAAGGTGGAGATGAGAAAGAGTGGAGAGTTATAGTGCAGTTTCTAAAAGTACAAAAAGTAGAATTCATACCATTCCTGATGCAGTTTAGAAAGTTTCTAAAAGGCACACCAAAAAACAATTGCTTATGCTTTTATGGGCCCTCCAATACAGGCAAAAGCATGTTTTGTATGAGTTTACTAGAGTTTTTAAAAGGGAGAACAATTTCATATGTGAATTCAAAAAGCCAGTTTTGGCTGCAGCCATTAGGGGACAGCAAAATAGGCCTGCTGGATGATGCCACACTACCTGTGTGGGACTACATGGACGTGTACCTTAGAAACTTGCTAGATGGCAATGTGTTTTGCTTAGATGCAAAACATAAAGCCCCCAGCCAAATTAAGGCCCCCCCATTATTGGTCACATCAAATTACAATATTAAGGAGTACCCAAAGTATTCATATTTGGTTAATAGGGTGCATGTTATAACATTTCCAACAGTATGCCAAACAGATTATAAAGGTGATGTATCAGTAAAGCTAGAGTCTCACCACTGGAAATCTTTTTTTAGAAGGTGGTGGCCGTTGTTAGACAGTGCAGAAAACGATGGAGGCGACAGGTGCGATGGAGAACCTGACCAACCATTTAGATGTGCTCCAAGAGACACAAATGGAAATATTTGAAAAAAACAGTGGGAACATTAGTGATGCCGTAGAGTACTGGAAGCTAATGCGTAAGGAGCATAGCCTGCTCTTCCTTGCAAGACGTAACGGACATGTAAAGGTGGGCCACCAGATGGTCCCACCTGCACATGTGTCAGAAAGTAGTGCAAAGGACGCCATAGGTATGCAGCTGCTACTGGAGGGGCTACAAAAAACTGAGTATAGCACCCTCACATGGACATTGAGCGAAACAAGTAAAGATATGTATATGAGCCCCCCAAAAGAAACATTTAAGAAGGGAGGCACAACAGTGACTGTTACATATGATGAATCAGGATACAATTGCATGGATTACACCTACTGGAAATATGTGTTTTTCCAGGATGGGGACACATGGACAAGGGGCCAGGGAGTGTGCAATGAAAAGGGACTTGCATATGAAAAGCACGGACAACTGTGCTACTATGTGACATTTGCGGAGGAAGCAGTCAAATATGGGGCTGCAAAAGTGTGTGACATTAAGTGGGAAGGAAAAAGTATTACAAATCCTTGTTGTGTGTCTAGAACCAACATACCCGTTACTGGACCTCTTTCGGACAACCCACCTGACGAAACCGACGAGGAGCAACAAGACGAGCCGCACAGGTGCAGTGCCCTTCCCCCACCAACCAGCGAACAAACCGGGAGCCCAGCAAAGCAAAACAGCAAGCACCTCACAAGCCACAAGCACAGAGCATGCTACAAGCACAGAGGGAATGGACGTAGAGGTTACAGTGACAGTGCAAGTGGACGTTGGAAACAAAGCCCCTATTGTACTGAAGTTCCAGCTCTCATAATACGAGGACCCCCAAACAATGTAAAGTGTTATAGATACAGGTTAAAACAAAAATACCCAGACATATTTGTGAGCTGCAGTTCCACGTGGACGTGGACAAGCAGTGCTGTACGTGAAGGTGAGAGTAATAATGCCCATATTACACTCACCTTTGCAAACACACATAAAAGAGAGTACTTCCTGAATGGCATACATATGCCAACAACAATGACAGCACATAAGTGTACAGTACCATCATATATTATACCATAGCAAAACTGCTGGGTAATGCTGGGCGATACTGGTGTAAACTGGTGCAAACAGGTGTAAACTGGAACTAGCAGGTTTAAACTGGTGCCAGAGAGTACTGGACACACACACCCTCACCCCACTCCCTTTTATTTATTTATAAATAAAAGGGAGTACTGCACCTTTTACCAACAAACCAGTTTAACGTGGCACCGCCTTGCAGCCTTATTAGGGTGTGCAGCACCCCATTGCAGTATATGATTGCTTCCTTGTTTATTTGGCTACTTCTATTTGCATTTTTCAATTTGCATGCGATGCTCCTTGTAACGTGCATAATTCTAGCACTTATTGCTGTACTATTCAACGTGCATATATTGTTACTGTCACCCTTTTTGTTGATATCCCTTGCTATAACAATTGTGTCCCTCACAATTCTACTTGTAATTGCCCTCCTTGCCCTCCTTGCATTACTACCTGGTGTTCCAGAGCATTTCATTCACCTATTGAATTTTTTATACAGGTTTTTACTATACACCTGTGTGTTGTGTGTTCTTTTATTGGTGGCATGAAGGCTCCTCGTGGTCCCCGTGTGAAGCGTGTGAAGCGAGCCTCTGATGTAGACTTGTACAAAACCTGCTATACTGGTGATTGCATACCTGATGTACAAGCTAAATATGAGCACTCCACTGTTGCTGATAAAATACTAAAATGGTTCAGCAGCTTCTTATACTTTGGTGATTTGGGTATTTCTACCGCCCGTGGGTCTAGCAGGCTGCCTGCGGCTGTCCGTCCTCCATCAAGTAGATTGCCTGTGGGTGGTAGGGCCACTGTTGGACCATCTCGTGTTGGTTCTATTCCTGCTTCGGCAGCCGCTACTCCTGTTGATGTCATTGGCCCTGCTGATGTGGGGCCTGCTTTGGAGTCCACACCTGTTGTGATTGATCCCTCCTCTCCTTCTGTGGTTACATTAAGTGAAGGCGCTCCTGTATCTGGTACTACAACCGACCTCACACGGTTTTCCACATCATTTCCTGGGTTGGACGCCGAGGCCCCTGCCATACTTGATGTTTCTGATTTTCAAGGTTCTCTGACACGTGGAGATACCTTCGCAACTGAATATGAGCTTGCAGCCATACCTCCTGATACCCCTGCTATTCATTCTGATATTCAACTGTCCACCTCTGTACACTCCAATCCCACATATGATTCCACTGTTTTCTCCACTGGTAGCACTCCCTTACTCGGTGAAGGCACATCGTCTGGTAACATGCTTGTGCTCCATGGATTATCTGGGCAGCACATTGGTAGTCCCTTTGAGGAAATTGAGCTGCAAGCTCTTGATGGCTCTGACGCCCCTGTTCCTCGGTCTAGTACACCTCACTCTACTATTAAGGCTGCTCTCAGCAGTGGCAGGCGTGCCTTGCTACGCATTCAGAAAGGGGTCCCTTGGCGCCTAAGGCCTACTCCCACACCTGCTGACCTTCAGTTCTTAGTTGAACCCCGCCCGTATATATTCTTTGGTACTGATAATCCTGTGTTTCAACCTGATGGTGCCTTTGGGCCATTGAACACTGCTGACCCATCTGCCCCTTTCCCTCAAGACATTATTAGCTTGTCTGAGCCTGAATTTGCTGTACGTGGCACACAAGTGTCTTTACATAGAATAGGTATGAGATCCTCTTTGCGGCTGCGCAGTGGTACTCAGCTTGGTACACGTGTGCATTACTATACTGATTTAAGCTCCATTCACGCTGAGGAGGCTATTGAACTATCTGCCATTGGCAACCACAGTGGTGATAGTGTTGTCGTGAATCCTCAGGCTGGGAATACTACTGTGGACGTTTCCGTACAAGGCTCTCATACTATTGATCCTTTGGAAGGCTTTTCTGTATTGCCTGATGTTGATTTATTGGATTCCTACTCTGAGGACTTTGGCCACGCACATCTAGTGCTCAGCTCTGGTAAAAGACGACCTGTGCCCATGTCTTTTCCTGAGTTACCTGTTTCACACAGATTTGGTATTGGTCCTGCACCTGCTTATGTGCATCATTCTGTCTCGTTTGACACTGATACTACTATTCCATTGGGCCCTCCTATGCACGGCCCACCAAACATTAATGTATACTCCCTTGATGATACTGGGGGTCAGTTCCGATTTTGGCACTTCCTTCGCAAGAAGCGTAGGCGGCGCTATTTGTGACTTTAGCTTTTTGTCTCCCTTTCTAGATGCTGCAGCTGCCTCCTCCAGGCGCCCTTAACCGGGTGTTGCACACCGATGAATTTATTGTTCGCACCAATGCATTTTACCATGCTATGACAGAACGCCTTATTACCATAGGCAACCCATATTATCGGGTGAAGGGGGAATCTGAAGGGTCTGTGATAGCTGAAAAGGTGTCACCTCATCAGTACAGGGTGTTTCGCATTCAGCTGCCTGATCCCAATCAGCTTGCTTTGGTAGACGCCAGTGTGTATGACCCCAAGTCTGAAAGACTAGTGTGGCTGCTCAGGGGCTTTGATATTGGCAGAGGCGGCCCTTTGGGTGTTGGTGCCACCGGCCATCCTTTGTTTGATAAGCTAAAGGATGCAGAAAACCCTAATAATGCATATACTAATTTGGAGAAAACTGATTCCAGGCAAAATGTGTGTATGGATCCCAAATCTATGCAAATGATTATTGTTGGGTGCACCCCTGCTGTTGGCCACTATTGGGACAAGGCTGATGCATGTCCTTCCATTGCTCCTCCAAAGCCTGGAGCGTGTCCTGCCTTAGTGCTTAAAAACAGTCCCTTGGAGGATGGTGACATGATTGATTTAGGGTTCGGTAGCATGAATAACAAAGCCCTTAATGAAAGCCACTCTGCTGTTCCCTTAGACATTGTAAACTCTATTACTAAGCACCCTGATATGCTTAAAATGGCTGCTGAGCCTTATGGAAACTCATGCTGGTTCTGCCTTGTCAGGGAGCAAATGTTTGCTCGTCATTTGTGGGCTAGAAATGGTGAAATTGGTGATGCTGTTCCCAATGCTTTTGAACATGCTGCTGATAGCTTGTATTTAACCAGTAGCAGCAATGGTGAACGGGCCCACATGGCTACTCCTGCGTATTTGTGCACCCCAAGTGGTTCTCTGGTTTCTAGCGACACCCAGGTGTTTAATCGGCCATTTTGGTTGCAACGAGCACAAGGCAGAAACAATGGCGCCTGCTGGCACAATGAACTCTTTGTGTCTATTGCAGACAATACACGTGGTACTAACTTTAACATTTCTGTTAAGGCTGATGGTAAGGCTATTGATGGGGCTTATAAGTATAAGGGGGATGATTTTAAGCAGTACGTGCGACACTGTGAGATATTTGAGCTAACCTTTATTATCCAGCTCGGTAAAGTGTCTCTTACTGCAGAGGCGGTTGCTCATCTACAAGGCATGGACGCTTCCATTTTAGAGGAGTGGAACATCGGGTTTCAGGGCACCGCCACTGTATCTGCTGAGGAAAAATATAGGTATTTGTCCTCTCTTGCCACTAAATGCCCTGATAACCCTCCCACTCCTAAGGTGCAAGATAGATATGATGGGTTGTCCTTTTGGACTGTGGATGTGTCTAAAACATTGTCTAAGGATTTAGAAAATTACCCCTTAGGTAGAAAATTTCTATACCAGGCTGGCCTAACCAATGGTGTTCCTGCCACTAGGAAACGCACCTCAGGTGGTCCCTCCTCTAAGCTCCCCACTAAGCGCAAACGCAGGAAGGTGACACGTACCTAATTCTTGTTGTATTACACTGTTCTGTGACTGTGTGTTGTGTTATGTGCTGTGCCCTCGTGCTGTGTGTAATAAAGCTTATTATTGCTCTGTGTATCGATTGACCATTTCCTGCCCCGCCAGTGCTACAGTGACCATTCCTGCTTCTCCTCACTTGACTCACTTGCTTCAGCCTCTTCCCGCCTGTGTCTTCCCGGGCTGATTCAAAATTTGAATTTGAATTTACACTTTTGGCGCCACCGGATGTGAAGACCACATTGGATATATGCCACCTTCTTCGCAAACGTCTACAGGTAAGTACACGTTCGCTGTAACCGTTCCCGGTTTCTCCCTCTTTGGCGCCACAGGTAATTAAAGGATTATAGGCGTTCTTGGCACAGAACCGTTGCCGGTCGTAGCTTGTATATATACTCTGTGATGATTGTTACTAACAATTATATAAAAGAGTTGTTGCAGACAACACCGAAATCGGTCTCGACCCGTTAAGAGCAGAGCACAAATCCCCCGCCATTTGA